AGTTCAAATCAAGGGATTAAAATTGCAAGAGATGCAATTACATATTGCACTTCTGGACTTGTAGATAGAAATAAAGGAACAACTCTTTCATATCTCCATAAAGCAATTAAATCACTCAATCAACTAAGAATGATTGAAGATAGTCTTGTAATCTATAGACTATCAAGAGCACCAGAACGTAGAATTTTCTACATTGATGTTGGCAATCTTCCTAAGCAAAAGGCAGAACAATATCTGCGTGACGTTATGATGCGTTATCGCAACAAACTTGTATATGATGCAAACACTGGAGAGATTCGTGATGACAAAAAATACATGGCAATGCTTGAGGACTTCTGGCTTCCCAGGCGTGAGGGTGGAAGAGGAACCGAAATCACCACTCTCCCTGGCGGACAAAACTTGGGCGAAATCACTGATATTGAATACTTTAAAAAGAAACTCTACCGTTCGCTTAACGTCCCTCCATCACGAATGGATGGAGAAGGTGGGTTTAACTTGGGGAGATCTTCTGAGATCTTAAGAGATGAACTTAAGTTTACCAAGTTTGTTTCTCGTTTAAGAAAGAGATTCTCCAACATGTTTAATGATATGTTGAAGACCCAATTGATCCTAAAGAATATAATTACACCCGAAGATTGGGATGTAATGAGTGAGCATATTCAGTATGATTTCCTTTATGATAATCATTTCTCAGAACTAAAAGAAGCAGAATTGATGAATGAGAGACTTGCTCTTGTTCAAACTGCAGAACCATATGTTGGCAAGTATTACTCACAAGATTACATTAGACGTAAGATCTTGCGTCAAACTGATATGGAAATTGTAGAGCAGGATGCAATTATCAAAAAAGAAATTAAGGATGGAACTATTCCAGATCCTGCAACGATTGACCCTGCAACTGGACTGCCTTTTGAGACAGAAGCATCAACAGATTTAGGAAAACCACAAATGGAACCTGATATTGATGGATCTTCAACAGAAGCACCAGAGATGCCCAAGGGTGGAGAAATATAAATACATCTAGTTGTTTACTATACAATTAAATGGATGAACTTTTAGATATGATTATTGCGGATGAATCACCATCGCAAATCAGTGACACGCTTAAGGATGTTCTTTATGCAAAATCTGCAGAAAGAGTTGATGCTTTTCGTCCTTTGGTAGCTAATTCTATATTCTCTGGTGAAGATCAGATTCAAGTTGATAGCGAATCAGAATCTACTGATGGTGCCTGAGTTATAAATAACTATTATAAAAATGAACTATAAAGAATAATGGCGCATAATCCGGTCGGTATTAATTCAGCACTTCCTATTACTACTTCATCTGCAAGAGGTGTGGATACAACGGCACATAAAACAGATGCTTTGAGAGTTGTTGCAGTTAGTGCTGGAGCACATGTTGCCATTGGTACTTTACCTACAGCAACAACACAAAATTATTATGTTGCGAGTGGTGAAGCAGAAGTTATTAATTTAGGTGCTTGCAGAAATCAAAAAGTTATTGGTCTTTCTACAACAGGAACAACAACTGTTATTGATTTTCCTGAGGGAACGGGTTCTCCTTTCCAAGTAGGAGATGCCGTCACATTGACTGCAGAAAATCAAGATTATTGGAATTTTACCCATAAAATTGTTGCTTCTGTTAATAATACTGCTGGTATTAGTGGATTCTATAACACAAGAATTACTGTAAATAATGATTATGGTGTTGGATATGCTCATACTGCTTTAATTTCTACCAATTTTGCAGAACTTAGAGGTTCTTTTATGGTTGCCGCATTGGGAACAGGAACAGGGACACTTCATTATCAACAAATACAATCGAGTAAGGGTGCAAACGGATGAAACTGATTAGAGAAGAATTAGAGTCAGTAGAATTTATCGTCGAATCTAAAGATGGTAAAAAATCTATGTACATTGAAGGAGTATTTCTTCAAGGAAACATCAAGAACCGTAATGGTCGTATGTATCCTATGGAAACACTTCGCCGTGAAGTTGGTAGATACAATGAAAATCATGTTCAAGCAGGTAGAGCACTTGGAGAACTTGGACACCCCGATGGACCAACCGTTAATTTAGATCGTGTATCCCATAAGATTGTTTCTTTAAAAGAAACTGGTTCAAACTTTGTTGGAAAAGCAAAGATTTTAAATACACCCATGGGTAAAATTGCATCTTCACTTATTGAAGAAGGTGTAAAACTAGGTGTTTCATCCCGTGGTATTGGATCATTAAAGCAGACCCGTGAGGGTGTTAACATTGTCGGTGACGATTTTATGTTAGCAACTGCTGCTGATATCGTTGCTGATCCTTCTGCACCTGATGCCTTTGTTGAAGGTATTATGGAAGGAAAGGATTGGGTTTGGGAAGGTGGCATTCTTCGTGAGAAGTATGCAGAAAAAACATACAGAAGGATTAATACGTTAGTAGATCAAAAGCAACTTGACGAACAAAAGTTAAGCATCTTTAATGATTTCCTCACGAATCTTTAATTTTATAAATAAATATAGTTTTAATACGGAAAAAACGGAGAGTTCACATGTCTCGTGGAAAAAAATTACAAGAAATGGAAGTAAAGACACCCCAATCCAAGACAGCTGTAAATGCTGGCGCAAAACCTGCTGATCCTATGGATACTTCAGTCGCCGCTCCTTACGAAGATCTTGGTGGTCCTACCCCAGAGAATTACAAAGTCGATGATGATTCGGCAAAGCTTAAGACTCCTGGAGGAACTCTCAAGCAAGTAAAAGACATTGTAAACAAAGGTGCTGGTAAGGCGGACGCAATGAAAGGTATGAAGGAAGAAGAGGAAGTTTCTACCGAAGAAACCATTGAAGAAGAGGAAACCTCTACTGAAGAAGTGGTTGCAGAGGAAGAGATTGTCGAATCTGAAGTCGAAACCGAAGAAGTCGAAACCGAAACCGTTGCTGAATATGATATCGAAGAGGACGTTAATGCCCTCCTCGGTGGTGAAGACCTCTCCGAGCAATTCAAAGAAAAAGCAAAAATTATCTTTGAAGCAGCAATCAATTCCAAAATTTCTGGTATTAAAGAAGAACTGGAAGCACAGTATCAAGAGAAGCTTGCTGAGGAAATCGAAGCAGCAAAAGAATCACTCGCTGAACGTGTTGATTCTTATCTTGAGTATGTTGCTGATGAGTGGTTCGAAGAGAACGCACTCGCAGTTGAAACCGGTCTTAAGACCGAAATGACCGAATCATTCCTTGACGGAATGAAGGGTCTATTTGAAGAACATTATGTATCAATCCCTGAAGAAAAATATGATGTGCTTGAGAGCATGGTAGAAAAACTTGATGATATGGAAACCAAACTCAATGAGCAAATTGAGAAAAATATTTCACTCAACGGTCGTCTCTCAGAGGCAACTGCAGGTGGAATTTTAGATCAAGTCTCTGAAGGTCTAGCACAGACTCAGAAAGAGAAGCTCGCCTCACTTTCTGAAAGTGTAGAGTTTGAAAGTGAAGCACAATATCGTGACAAACTGGAAACACTCAAGGAGTCATATTTTAACTCCAAGAAAGAGTCTTCCGCATCCAAGACCGAAACCTTGTCGGAAGGTGTAGATCATTCTGGATCTGAGTCTTACTCAAATTCAATGTCTGCATATATGAAGACTTTGGGTTCATTCGGCAAAAACTGAATTTAATATTAAATCAAACTAAACACTTAAAGGTAAAAAGCAAATGTTCCAATCCGAGCATCTGCAGGAAAAGTGGGCACCCCTTCTCAATCATGAAGGGTGCGATCAAATTAAAGATTCGCATCGCCGTGCAGTCACCGCTGTCCTGTTAGAAAACCAAGAAAAATTCCTTCGTGAGCAATCCTCCTTCGAGCAAGGTGGAATGCTGACTGAGCAACCAAACATGAACACCAATTCTGGTGCTAATGCTGGTTTCTCTGGTGGCGCAACCGCAACTGGACCTGTTGCAGGTTTCGACCCCGTACTGATCTCCCTGATCAGACGCTCTATGCCCAACCTGGTCGCTTATGACCTGGCTGGCGTTCAACCTATGAGCGGACCTACCGGACTCATCTTCGCGATGCGTTCCCGCTACACCAACCAGTCTGGCACCGAAGCATTCTTCGATGAAGCAGACACCGCATTCTCTGGACAACCTAAGGGTCTTGATGATGCTAATGGATTCACTGGTGCTGCTGCTGGTTTAGGTACTACTTCACAATCAGGTACTAACCCATCAGTTCTGAACCCAACTGGCAGTGCAGATAAGACTGCATACAACGTCGGTCAGGGTCTGCGTACCGACTCCGCTGAAGCACTTGACGGAACAGGTGCTAACGCATTCAACCAGATGGCATTCTCGATCGAGAAAGTCACTGTAACCGCTAAGTCCAGAGCTCTGAAAGCAGAGTACTC